ATCCAAAGACGTTCAACTTCAATGCTAAGCTTCTTATACTCTTCAGAGTTCTTATCTAGCTTAGATTGAGTAGCACGAGTCTTATCCCATTGCTTCTTATAGTCTTGACGAACTCGCCAGAACTTCTCAGTAATAGTCGGAAAGATACCTTTCTTATTTTGCAAGAACAACTTATCAGCCTTGGTGATTGCAATACCTTCTTTCTGGCAGAAAGCCAAGAACTTAGTAGGAGTCAACTTATACTCACTGTTATTGACATCTCTTACAACAACGTAATCCTTATTCTTAGATACAATACTTCCGAACTTAGTCTCAGGAGACAAGTTAAGTGAAATCATAACTGAAGGGTACAGAGAGTTAGCATCGAAAGATACAACGTAATCTTGAAACCCCTTCTGAGGATCACTCACATATGCACCTTCGTACTTCTCAGCTCTTTCATCATCAGTTCGCACAAACGTTGGAATAACAACTTTGTTCTTACGAGCCTCAATAATAGCAGCACCAGTTACAGTAGAGATAGTACCAAGAGCATTCTCTAGAGGAGTAAGACCAACGAATGCCAAAGTACGAAGAAGCTTAACATACATCTTAGCCTGATCGAGCTTAACCAAGAGTCGAACGTCTTGAACGTTATAATCAATAAACAGCTCCCAGTTCTTCTCTGCCAATGATGCAAGATTAGACTCACCGTAATCAATCTTAGCCTCACCCAACTCAAGCTGAGCAATAGCATTCAACTTGTAACTCTCGCGAGGTTGCTGAGTAAAGGTCTTGTACAACTCAATATAGTCTACGCAAGAGATACCTTCAATACCCCACTTGGTCTGAAGCTTGCCAAATGCAGTTCTAATCTCACGAGCACGCAAACGACCAACAGGAGACAATCGCTTAGGTTCATCTTCATCAAACAGAAGAGCCAAACGATTAATCAAGTAAGGCAAGTCGAAGAACTCAGAGTTCCAACCAGAGATAATATCAGGATAATCCAGAGCCTCAAACTCAAGAAACTTCTTGAACATATCTCGTTCATCAGAACAACAGAAGTATTCATGATCAGCAGTCTTCGGAGTATAGTCTTTATAACCCCAAGAGAAATACTTCTCTTTGAGAGTATCATAAATAGTAATAACGTTGACTGGATGAGCTGCTTTAGAAGCCTCAGGGAATTCATCGGGTGAGTACACCTCAATATCAAGAAACCAAGTCTTAAGAGGCATCTCAACCGGATTAATGTTGTCCCAGTTCTTCCAATAGTAATCAATCAAGAACTGGTGCTCAACACGAAGATTTTCATAAACTCGTATAACTCCTCGATCTTCTCCGCCCTTTGAGCGAATAGAAGTATTGCGATCATACTCAGTATCAAAGCTAACCTTTTCAAGCTTGGTATTATAGATACTTGTGTGAGTAGATCGCTCGCTAGTAGTTTCGCGATAGTAGTAGGGACGAACCGTATGCTCCGTGACAATACGTTTACCGTTTTCGTCCCATGTGAAATGATAAACAACACCTTCTCCATTTTGCTGTCTATAGGCTACGTTTCTATACATCGTTCAAGATGATACGCTAACACCGTCTTGAACGCAAGCTAATCCGTTAAATTTATTCAGAAGGGTTCTTTCAGCAGCTCCGTATTTGTAATGGTACAGCTCCTTCCACATTCCAAGATTTTCTGGATTCTCAAGGAAACGCTTTTCAGAGCGGGCTCTATGCTTTCTGGAAGACTTCATGTAGTCATCCTTATGCTTCAAGACTTTTCTAATCTGATCGACCAAATCATCTCCAGTCTTGAATTTAAAGTCTGCATCCTTATAAGTGACCAAGTCCTGGCAAATAACAGGAGTACCAAATGCGCCTGCCTCAATCAACTTAATATCGCTCTTACCATTGTTGAATACGTTCTCTTGCAATGGAGCAATCATTAATTGAGCATTTAGGCTAGCAATCTTCTCAGGGAAGTCATAAAGCTTAGTCCAGTTATGAAATTCGATCTTCCCAGCCTTGTAAAGATCAACCAATGGGATTGGTAATGCACCAAAGAATACCCATTGGAATTCGTTTACGGTCTTACGTACAACCTCGTTAATATGATAGAAGTCATCCTTGAACTTACAACGACCTTCAACATCAATATGAGCTCCAGAACCAGCATACAAGATACGAGGCTTTTTGCGGTTCTTATCAAAGTTCTGGCTGATCTTCTTCTCATCATAGTGATTACCAATCCACCAACGAGGAGGATAATTTGGAATAACAGTAACGTTTTTGTTACCAGTCATATCTGCATAGTAATCTCCAATGTACTTGTTGGTAGTAGTAATCTCATCGCAAGTCTGCATAATCTTTGTGCAGAATTCAGCGATCTTAGGATCACTAAAGCCAGGCTTAAATTTATTGTACTCAGGAATGTCCTTGTAATACATGATATCATCAATCTCATATGCGAGATTGAAACCAAACTTATCTCTCATTCTCTCGAGATAAGTTACATATCTGTATTGGTTCTCAGTAGCCTGGCGTTGAATACGAACAGTCTTGAGAGTGCTAAAGAAAAGTTCGTCATGAATCATCTGGCATGAATTCATAACAACTGACTCTATTCGGGAATTAAGCTGATCTGCTGGCCAGAACAATCTCCAGAAACCACAACCAGAATGATCTGCCAAAAAGTTTACGCTCTTTGGCAGCTGGGTTTCAGCTTGTACTAGATCTTTTCTTTGAGGCTTTGTTTCGTATTCTACAATACTATTGTTTGAAAATACAGGAGGGGTACCGAGAGTTGGTCGACCAAGAACGTTAAAACCAGGACGTATCATTTGTTTTATTTACCGTCACAAGCCAGTGAATTCCATACGTTGAGTTAGACCATTATACTTCACAAGATAAATAATCTCTCCAGTAGCAGCCTTGATAGATTCCTTACGGTGAGAAATAATATAGCAGCACTCGCTATACACGTCAGAGCGGTCTTTTAGTACATCTAGCACCAACTCTACACCTTTCTCATCAAACGAGGAGTCTAGCAGTTCATCGAACAAGCAAACATTATAGGCCACATCGCCTTGCAAACGTCTAATGTCCATAAACGCAAACAAACAAGCCAAGTCAATAGTCTTCTTCTCAGCCCCAGAGAAATTGTTATAACTGCACTCAATACCCTTGTCATTGATAATCTTCTCTTCGAAGTACTCATCAAAGGTAAGAACACAGTTAGAATCCAACTTGCTCAAATAATAAGCAATCTTATTATTAAACAATTGCAAGATCTTCTTGATGATATAAGACTTAACACCTTCTTCAGAGACAACAAACTTAACATTGTCAAGAACCTTAGACAAGTTCTTAATAGTGTCAATCTTAGTTTCGCTCTCTGTAATATTAGCCTTAGAATCAAGAACAAGCTTGTTATAGGTATTTTCCTGCTTTGAAACAGTAGTAATATCATCATCAAGAGTATTAAGCCAGCCTTTGAGCTGTTCTTTACGTTCAAGATTGTTCTTATACTTAACCTGCTCAAGTTCAGCTTCTTTGAGCTTCTTATTCAAGTCACTAATTTGCTTACAGATAAAGGCCTTCACAGCATCAAACTGAGTAAGCTCTTTTTCTAAATTAGACTTATCTGTCTTAGTTTGCTCAATTTCATTTCTAATACGAAGCTTTTCAGAATCAATATGGTCTCGATCATGATCAAGAATAGATCTTGCACAAACTGGACACTTGTCTTCTTTTGTACCAATAGTCTTGTATCTGTTATTAAGATGGTTTATCTCAGTCTCCTTTTGAGAGATCTTAGTATAGAACTCATTAATCTTAGCATCAGCTTTCTTTAGATTATCATTAGCAGTTATAATCTTTTCTTTGATAGGTGCAATTGTAACATCCTTGAACTCTCTCAAGTAGTCTTCAATGACAGCCAATTCAGCATTGTTATCTTTCTTTCTCTTGAGATACTTTTCAAGACGATTGCGGCGATCTTCTTCAAAGCCTTCACTTTGATTATTCAGATTGTTGTAATTAGCCTGAAGAGTAGAAAGGCGAGTAAACTCTGTATTGTAAGAGTTCTTAACTTCGTTAATATCAGCCTTAAGCCTATCAGACATTCTTGAGAAGACCTCAAGATTAAAGATACTCTCAATAAACTTACGCTTGTCCCCTTTCTTTTTACCCATGAAAGGAATTGTGTTATTAATAGTTAGAGTAACACAATTCTGAAAGATATCAGCATTAGTAGAAAGCAGGCTCTCAATGTAGGTATTGGTGTTAGCAATACTGTCACGTGTCTTATCTTCGCCATTAATCTTCAAGAAGACCTTGGCAGGATTAAGAGTTCGCTCTACGTAAATTTCTGAAACAACGTTGTTAGAGACAATTTCAAATTCGAGAGCTACTTTAACTTTACCTTCAGTGAGATTATTCTTGATATACTTAGCATTAATTTCCCGCAAAGTATTACCGAAGATAGCAAAGTAAAGAGCGTCAGCAACAGTAGACTTACCAACACCATTGCGACGATCTTCTTTGTCTTTATTAATGCCTGTAATAATATTGAGACCAGGCTTAAAAGTAAGCTCGACAGGCTTCTCACCAACAGACAAAAAGTTCTTGATGGTGAGATTTTTAAAGTTGACGTGTTTCATTTACTTTTCTGATATAATTCCAGAGTGTAATCAATTATATCCTTTTTATTCTCGATTTCCAGCTTATTAATGAACTCTTTTATTGCGTCTGCAACATCGACGCTAGCAAAGTCTACATCACTCACTACCTTCTGGACAGCTGTGTTATACTTATAATCAACAGTTAAACTACTCGGCTTGATAGAGTTTACAGACTTAATTAGCTCTTCTACTTCTTCTGAATTATAATTAACATCAACAATAACCTTAATGAAGTTATTTTGAATTAGCTTTTTATTGAGCTCAATATTATCACTCTTTACATCAGACAAGTTAACTTTGATATGAGAAGGAGATACATCATTAACAATAAAATCCATCTTATTATTGTCAATGTTAAGAATTGTAAAGCCTCTTTGACCGGTATCACCAAAGTCCATATGATATGGAGAGCCAAGGTAAATGATTTTACCGTTGCTATACTCTCTTTCTTGACGAGTATGAAAGTGGCCAGAAATAACCAAAGGAGATCTTGTTAATAAGTTTTCACTTGTCATGCCATGTTCACAGATCTTAGTCTCATTGAGCTTAAAAGTAGCAATCTCAAAGTGACCAAAGATAACGTCACTGGCTGGCATCTCGGTGATATCGGTACCCCAAGGTGCAAAAGTTAGCTTCTTACCAAAAAAGATCTCCGTAGTTGGTTTATCTAGCACAGTAATGTTCTTATGTCCTTTTAAGATAGACAAAGAATGAACAGAAGAGTTATTCTTAAAGTAACAATCATGATTGCCAGGTATCATGATTATGTTGAACTCTTTGAGTAGATTTAAGAACTCTGAAGTAGCCTGAATAGTGTTAACTGCGATTTCATCTCTATAATGCAAGAGATCTCCACAGAAAATAATGTCTTTGATATCCTGATCTTTGAGACTCTTCTTTAACCACTTACCAAACTCAATAGCAATATCATGCCATTGAGAAGAATTTTGATGTACTCCTAAATGCAGGTCACTAAAACAGCATACTCTAGAATTTTTTAAAGTCATATTAAGCTTCGTTATAATTATCTTCCTTGTCAGGATCGATATAGACGTAATCCCCATTCGGTAGCGATTGCATAGCTTCTCTGAACTGAGCCTCTTGATACAAAGCTATGGTGTCTTTCTCTTTCTTTTCTTTCTTAATTCTAGTGATGAATGCGTGAAATGCAATGGTTGTAAAGTAACTAAACGGATTATAATTGTAGCCGTTTTTATCCTTAGTCTTAACATTAAACTTCTTATTCTTCAAGGCTGTATACATTTTTACGACAGCATCACCAACCATATCATCACGGTAAGAATAGTTGATAAAATTAGGAGCATAAGAAAGACCTTTGGCGATTTTATAAATTGACTCAGCCAAGTAGTCGTTAATTTCTCCACTCTTGTAAAAGTCTTTAATTTGTCTATAGAATTCTTTAGGGTCAACATAAAACTGTTCTTTGGGAGGCTTTGCAGATGGGTCCATCACAAAGGTTTCTGGCTTCTTAATTTTTGGTAAGTTACTTTTCATGGCAGTTAATAAAGGTGTGTGGAATTTTTTCTTGTTTATATAATTGCTTTCGTTTCTGATAATGTTGCATACCATACTTTAGGTTGTCAGCAATATCGAAAATGATAAGCTCTTTTTTATCTTCGTGTAAACGTAATCCACGACCTATAGATTGTACTATCTTTACCTTCGCTTTTCCACCACCAGCAAAGATTAAATAGTGAAGATTTTTAATATTAATACCGGTCGAAAATATTTTAGAGATAGCAACAACACAGATATTAGTTTGTTTCTCCATTAAAGTCTGAACTCTTTTACGCTCTTCTACTTCTACTTCTCCTCTAATAAAATAAACCTCTTTAGTGGAGTCCTTAGTTAGAGCATTATAAATTTCTTGACCGTGATCAATCAAGTCAACCAATACAAGAGAGTTGTTATCGAACTTATCACACAAATGCTTAATTACTCCATTGCGGAATTGATTGGTAATAAGAAACCTTAACTCGTGAATATATTCATCAGCTGGAGTACTATCTTTAGTTCTAACAAACTCAGGATAATTTTTATAGTCTAATACCAGACCAGTTACCTTAGCAGGCGTAACATAACTCTCAGCCTTCAGCTCATGAGACATCTTGGAATAGATAACAGAGCCAAACTTACTAAAAATATTCCATTGATCTAATACATCTTCCGGAAGAGTACCAGTAAAGCCAAACTTGTGAATTGTATAGATCTTTTTTAGCAGATCGTTTATTTTGTTACCTCTACGAACCTTGTGCACCTCATCAACAATGAGGAGATCTACATTCTCTGTCCATTCAGTATCGGATATCTCAGATTGCAAGATACCCATATTAGCAATAATTACATTGGTACTTAAATCTAAGGCTGAACTACCAGTCCAAGTACTATAAGTATAGCTAACATTATAGTCTTTAAAGTCATTAAAAGACTGATTTACTAGACCAAGATCAGGTACAATCAGAAGGCATTTAAAGTTAGGGTTCTGATGGTAAATGTTCTCGAGTAAAGAAGACATAATAAGAGTCTTACCACCAGCAGTAGCTAACTCAATTATGCCGAAGCCAGCCTTTAGAGCAGTTTGGACTACCTCAGTTTGATAGTCACGCAAATCAAGACGTAACTTCTTATCAAGATAGTCTAGTTTTAGTTTGGGAGAGAAGAGCTTTTTAAAACTCTCGGTTAGTTTAATATCGTATGGTTCACTGCTTTGCTCAGCAAACTTTTGTAATACAGTATGAAAATGAGGTTCAATTCTACCAGTTGGTGTTATAACATATGTTCGCTCAGGGGCGAAGAAACCTCTCTTTCGAGCAAAGACAGCAGCCTTGTTCTTTACAGAGAAGTGTTCACGTACTGCTTTAAAGTCTCCGGCTAATTGAGCAGTATTTCGTCTGTTATCAACATCAATGGTTATGACCGTCATGTAGTTTCAAGTTTCATTATCTCGACGATGTTCTTTATATCATACGTTATGGAAGAAAGAACTTTTTCTACTTTTTCGAGATACTCTATAATGAGTGTATTATAGTATATCTGATTGTTTATTTCCACAATCTTTTCGTTGCTCTCCATAGCTTTTTCTACTTTAGAAAAGTCTAATACAACAGGAGCAGCCTTTGCAGCTGCAGCAGCTAATTCAGATCTGAGTTTTTCTTTTTGTGACTTCAGCTTACTAGCATAAATTTTGTGTCTAATTAAACGGCCAACAAACAAATGTTTAAATGCTGGCAGTTGAAGCTGTTTTTCTTTGACAGTAAATTCGTTTATTGTACAGAAATCGTTAAGTTCTTTGCCGTACCTCTCCAATACTGTCTCATCCGCAACTATACTCATAGAGGAATTATAGCTTATATTTTTTAGAAAGCCAATAAATAATTACGTGAATTTCGATGTATTGGTTGAAAAATTAATAACAGAAGCTAAAGAGCGTATTAATACTCCTTCTGATGAAGAGCTTTTAAAAGCATGGAATGCTCATCCATCCATAGGTTATTTGTCAAGATATTATAACGCTCCATTTGAATTTTTAAAAAGCAAATTAAAAGAGCTAGGTATTACAGAATTTGAAAAACCAAGAGGGCCTGTCAGAAGAGATATTAAATTACCTCCATTACCAGCATACAAACCAACACCTATCCCTCCATCAGATAAAGGAGCACCAAGATCAGATTTAGGTGTTACTGATGAAGAGTTAATTGAACTTTACAAAAAATTACGTACAACAACAGCAGTAGCAAAAGCAATTGGTAAACCTCAACCAACAGTTTATAGAAGAATTAAACAGTTAGGTCAAAAAATAGAAGGAGCTTTAGGTAGAAGTAGAGGTGTGTTAGGAGGTAAATCAGATGAAGAGTTACTTACCATGGCCAAGAATCTTCACCCTAGCGATAGTTTAAGAAACATGGCGAAGAGATTAGGGGTACCACAGCCGACTCTTTACAATCGATTAAAAAAGTTGGGTTATATTTCTCCTTTACATAAACACGTTGGTACCAAAATACCAAATGTCCCTATATCTGACGAAGATTTAAAGTCTCTCTATAATAATACAGGTGGCTCTGTTGCGGAAATAACAAGAAGATTATTTCCAGGAAAAGAAAGAATGCAATACGTTGTTATAAATAAACTTAAACAATTAGGGTTAAAATAATGAAATCATACGCTAAAAGATTCTTTTCAGAGATGAACCTTGCTGGGGGTGTTAATTCATCCTTCGGTAATGCATATGCTCCAGGTGGTATGGGTAGCTACGGTAATGCTATTCAAACAACTGACTGGTATGCAAGCAATGATGCTCGTCAACCGTTCCCTAAAGGTTCAACCAGATTGAATAAAAGACCTAAACCATTAAATAAGAAAAAGAAAAAATATGGAATGGGTTCTACCAGAAGGCGTTAATTTAGACGATTATGTTGGGTTTGTTTATAAAATAACATACATACCAACTGGTAAATACTACATCGGTAAAAAGTTCTTCTGGAAGATTCTAAAGAGACCTCCTCTCAAAGGCAAGAAGAATAAGCGGCATGAAAAGCAATCTTCTGATT